GTGGCTTGGTCAACATAGACAAAGCCAATTTCATTTTTGGAATACTATAATTGAATATAGCAGCTGCATCTTCCATAAATTGCAATTCTTCTGTATTCTTTTTAAACCAACCATCTTTTTTGAAACGTTTTCGTTTTGGAACAACATGATACAAATAATCGTGTTGTATCTTTTTATCCAACCAAGCGTTTGAATTTAAAAATGCAGCGTGCAACAAAGTATCGGTAAACATAGACATAGATATATTAGTCAACCATGGATTATATTCAGATTTAGTCGTCTCACTATACAAATATTGTTTTTCGTAATTTATATCTTTAATAAAATCGAATGGTGTAAAATTTTGTTTTTGTTCTTTTTCTTCCTTTTGTATTGTTATTGTTCCGAATAAAGTATTGATAGTTTCGTTTTCCATATTCATTTACAACCATTCACAACGCATCATAATTTCAACGAAAAATGCCAACATGTTTATTTCATGATTTGCAACAAATGCAGCTTTATATTGATAATCAGATAGAATAACAATCAATTCTGGAATCGATCGTTTTTGCATATATTGTTCAGCATTGTTATAAACGGATTCAAAAATAGCAGAAGAATCTTGATCGCTATTTTCACTGATCCATTTGCGAATTGAATCGTAATCTTTTGTCTTACAAAAACCAAATATTTCTTTGATGGATAAATCTTGAAAATTTGTTAAAATACCAGAATCGATTGAACCGTTTACGCTATATCGCTGGAGTTCATTCAATACTCTTCTCCAATCAGGAAAATACTTATTGATTACTTCAGCAACAACATTTTCTTCGTATTTGATTTTTTCTATATCGAGAATTTTTATAACACGTTTGAAAAATTGTCCTGCAAGTTTTGCTTTCATATTGTTAGGAATGACAAAATCGATAACAGAACATCGAGAATGAAGCGGTGAAATGATTTTATTTTTGAAATTGCATGTGAGAATGAATCCGCAATTGCGAGAAAATTCTTCCATAAAATTTCGAAGCGCTGGTTGAACATGGTGGTTTAGATAATCTGCTTCATCGATAATAACATATTTTCTACCACCAGAAAATGATACAGTGGAAGCAAAAGATGCTATATCGTTTCTAAGAGTATCCATACCAGCATTCAAAGAACCATTTAGAATAATATAATCGCAACCAAGTTCTTCAAGCATAGCGCGTGCAACTGTAGTTTTACCAATACCAGCGCTTCCTGATAGAATTAGGTTTGGAATATTTTTTTGATCGATAAAATTTTGAAATGTAGATTTTAAATTTGCTGGAAGAATAGTATCTGCAATGCATTTAGGACGATATTTTTCTACAAACAAAAATTGTTCAAGCATTCGCATAACTCCATATTAAAGAAAAAAAGGGAGAGAATATTCTCTCCCTCATAGCTTATCCCCAACTAGAGGAATTCGCTTCAACAGTAACATAATAAGTAACAAGGGGGCCCTTGAATTGTGCGATTCCCTTCGAAGAAACACTGACATGATGATCGATAGATGGCATCTTTAGATTTTCGCATCTAAAGACAGCACGAAAAACCTTATCGGTATTACCAACTTTTACACGATAAGTATTAGACTTTGTGGTTGAATTTGTAGTTTTGCTGTTGAAAGCTTCAATCATGATTGTATTGCCATCGCCAACAATTGCAATCTCAGGAAGACCAAGAACTCCCATTGCTTTCAATGCATTAGCCAAATCATTTCCCTTCAAATCGAATTCCACATCGATTGCCGGCATTTTCAATGTTTCTGGCGCATGCAAAATTGTGCTTTCATCGCAATAATAATAATCCAATTCTCGATCTGTTGTTTCATCTCTGATGATAGACATATCGTCTTGAAAATCTACAATGGGATTTTCAAACATAGAAAGACATGCCAAGAATTGACTTAGATTATAAATCCCAAATGGCTTTTCAAATGTATCAGGAATTTCCGCTACAGCAAATACCGACTTTGTTGGCGAAATAGTTCGAAGAATATTTCCAGGCTTCACAAAAATAGAAAGATTGATGGAAGAAAAATTCTTCAAAACATCCAAAGTTTCAGATGAAATTTTCATTTATATACTCCATAACGAATTGATGATTTATACATCATATCACAAATTTTATCGATTGTAAACAGATTTATGACTTAGGCTTTTTGAACATTGATGGATCGGCTGTTGCAGGAGCTCCAATTGATGCCAGATCGATTAGTGATCCACCAAAAATGTATGAGCCGCAATGCTGAATTTTCATCCACGGGCAATACCAAATTCTTCCACCAATATCGATAGTCTTCCTGCAAAACCAATAGTCCTCGGAAAGATAACGCTTGGATTCTGGATCGATTTCTGCTTGAAAGTATTGCATAATTTCGCGTGAACCATCGAATTGTTCTGTTCTAACATGATCCGGCTTATAACTATATTGAGGATATGCTGAAGCGAATTTTTCAAATGTGCTCCTTCGTGTCATCATAAATCCTGTTCCAACTTCAGAAACCTCTACTGGAACATCTATACGAATTTGACCGCCGCCGCTTTTAGGATTGAATACAAAATCTCCTACAAACTTTTCAAGAACATTTGGATCTTCATCGGCAATACCCTTATCTACTGCCAACTTGATCTTTTCCCATGAAATACACTTCTTTGGATAAGGTCCAGCAATGACATCGTATTCGGAATCGTCCGATTGCAATGACAAAAGAGCCAAAACGTCTCGCGGATCGAAACCAATATCTGAATCGATAAACATCATATGCGTCATATCGGAACGCATGAATTCATCAACACAGTAATTTCTAGCGCGTGTAATCAAAGATTCATTGAATAAAAAATACGATCTAAGTTCTATACCATAACTTGTGCAAATAGAAGTCAAATCCGCAACTGATTTTGCAAACATTCCGTGGCATTGTCCGCCATACATCGGAACAGCAAGAAATAATTTTCGCTTTCTAAGTTCTTCAACAGAAATATTTATTTCCATAATTTATACCTTTTCATGTTGTAAATTGTGATTATTGAGAGCCAATATAGCGTAATGAATTACTTTCATTAAATCTTTTTTATTATAACCATCTTTCTTTCCATATCGTGAAGAATATTTAATAACATTTCCGATATAAAAACCTTCAGCATGACCTGATTCAACGATCAAATCTTGTGCTTGAACGGTATTTCCGTAATATCCGCCATATGTGCTACAAATATATTTATATACTTCATCTAGAATAGTATCTTCGTTATATTTAAAACCTATATTTTCTCGGTTGAAATTTATCTTCTGTGTATTTGTAATAACTCCCCAGACATTATTTGAAACGGTGATATTTCCAGTATTTGTAATATAACTTGTATCTTTTATCATAGAATCAAACCCATTTGGATTATCCAAATATTCTTTTACTGTATTAGCCATAATATAATACCTTTCAATTAAAAAAAATCTCAAGTGTTCCATTATTAGTGTTTATAATATTTTCTTTCCTTTGTTGATTATATTGAAAAATCATTCTGCTATCTATCATAGTTCTTTTATCGTTTAAATATGCTAAAACTTCATTAGCCATATCCGTTGCGGTTTGCACGGGAACATTTTGACAAATATGATTCACGTTTTTTCTTGGTTCAATCAATTCAAAATTATCAGGCAAACCCATTATTGTCATAGCTTCACGGTATGTAATAAATCTATCTTCAATGGGATGTGTTACTGAATATGGATGATGCCCAACAAATGC